GGCGGAGTTCAGGCAGAGGAATCTTGCTACCAAGCAAAGATGAATCTGCATACCGTTGTGAAAATTCTTGATATGTGAAACTTCTATGACGCAATATCTGAGCCGCAATAGCACGGGTAGTCTCAATCTCTAAGGTCATAGTAGATTGTTCAAACACAGACCAGTGGTTGTGCTTGATACAGTAACGTAAAAGACCAGCGTACTTGTCGTTCTCCTGGTTACTGGGGTTGGAAACTCTAGCGATATACGCCATGGTTTTTTCTGCGTCAGGAGTAACGCTTATTAGTTGTGCTCTCATAGTTTAACCATCATCGTCTTCAAAAATCTCATCGTAGTCGCCTACAATTGTAGTATTTTTCTCATATGTATATGCTTGAACGTCAGAGTAAACTTCAGACTCCAAAGCATCGACAAGAGATTTTAAATTACGTACAATGAGTTTTAGTTTTTGTTTGTCCATAAACTCAATTACAGTATCCATACATTCTACACAAAAAAAGCGTGTCTGTCAAGACACGCTTCGTATATTAATTTAATAGTCTCCTACATATTCGTTTACATACTGATTGAGAATCATCGCACTCAATCAAACAATCAAAATAGTCATCTGCTAAATCCATTTCATCATTAGATTTTTGTCCAGGATGCCTCCAGTCAGCTAATTGGTTACTTGACATAACATTATGCATGGTTTAACCTTTAAGATTTTACAACATTAATATAGAAAAGTTTTCAGATCATAGGATTTTTTTAGTTCTGTACTATTTAGTATAGTTTGTGTTAATTCACTAACATTTGTTAATTCGTTACTTAAAGACAAAAAAAGAGAGGATAGTTAATCCTCTCTGCAATGTAAGTTAATGAATCACTTAGTATAAGTACGACCACGATAACAGAATGTACCGTGTGACTCTTTGTTTTCTACACAACGAGTAGAATACTCAACACCACGATATGAGGTGTGGGTAATCTGTGCGTCGTGAAGTGCAGATGCTTTTTCGATCTGCTTCTTTACCATTTGAAGGGTGTTCATGTTGTTACTCCTAAAGTAGTTGGATTTTTAGGTCCGTTCCTTTAGTCGTTTGCGTCCCAATACCACTCACATTCTGGAGCAGAATCCTTAAGGGTTTCTACTAACTCAACCTTAAGTAAATTACTAAGGTTTTGATTTGCCTCAATCTTCTGCATGATAGCATCAGTTTGAGTGCAGGTGAGTGTCGTATAGAATAATAGTTCTAGCATGGGATGAACGGCTCCGTTCCGCGACTTACTTGCGTCTCCTAATTGAGTCCTAATTAAGTCAAAATTAGGAGATGAACGACAGGTCCATTATAGACCTCATACATTATTTAGTCAAGTAGTTCTGCATTATCGTTTTCTTTTATAAGATTAGATACTACTTTCTCCGTACCGTCTATAACCTTAATCTGATATAGGTTAGACTTCATGTACTTTTTAATTTTCTTGTACTTCTTCTTGACTTGCTCAATACCATCAAAGTTGATATCAACATTCAGATTATTGTCAGTCATTTCTTTTTCTTTTCTTCCTTCTTGGGTTCACTACCAGGAGCATTCCACAGTTTAGGATTAGCAGTACCGGCAGACTGATACATGGTAATAAAACCAGTGCTATACTTGTCCCAATAATGATCAAAGATATCTACCTTCTTAGTAGATATGACTAGATCATACTTCTTAGCATTATCCTTGTAGTATTCTACAACGAAGCAAGTATTAGGAAGTGATTTGTCATCTGCTAATTTAATATCACAATCCTCTTGTAGGATTTTAATTTTACTCAACTGCGACCTCCCCATGTGATGTCTGGATATGCTTCAGAAACAAGTTCTTTAGTAATCTTATACTTGTCTTCTAGGTTCTTATCCTTTACAAGACACAAGATCTCTGCGTCAAGTGGATGCAGACCTTCAAGCATCTGAATGAACATAGTCTCTCTGCGAAGACCCTTAAGTTGGTCATTACCACCTTTACAGAAATTATAGAATCTAGTAAATTCCTTTCGGATAGTAGTTCTACCTTTCTTCATATCACCAAGTCCTACAGAGTCACTCTGATTATATTCCATAGTACCAACTGCCTGAGCAATCTTGGTACTCAAAGTTCCTGTGGTAATCTGTTCATCCCTCATACTAGAGTAAGGAACTTCACCAGGAGGAAGCAAAGAAATCACACTCTCGTCAAAGTTCCAAATGAACAATGCCTTGAGTGAGTCGTGCTCATACTTTCTAAGGACTTCTACTCTCTTTGCTTTTGTCTTCTGCTTATTTACCAGAGCAAAAACTTCAAAGGTAAAAGGATTGGGTGGCAGTTCCAATGTTGCTGGTGCTGCCTTTGTTCTAGGAGTAGACGCTTTCTTAACCGTCGTCTTCCTCGTCGTTGTCTTGGGTTTCGTAGTCATTTTCAAATCGTACTGCTAAAATTTCATCTGGTAATACATTACCGTATTCATCCAACATTTCTGGATGAATGTATGGCATGTTCTGTCGCTCAAACAGGTCTCTTGTAAGGTATCCAACTATTGCCCCAATAATGAGGAATTGAATTGTTACAAGAGAGAAGAGAGTTATAGTTGCGGCAGTCATAGTCCTTCTCCGAGAGATTTCTTTTTAATTAGTAATGATAACTCAAAACTGAAATGAATCTCTCGTCCAAAGAGAGAGACCATCTTGGCAAACTTAATAAAGTTGCCTTTCCGAGGTTTACGTCTCTCCCCCATTAGTAATTCTACACCTTTATTTATTGATAAGTCAGAGAACTTTTTCTTCCCTGAGTAACTTGATCGTTTCACGACATCCTCCAATCTTTTTTTGATCCGCTAGGATTTGAGGAAATGATGTACCTTGTCCGAATTCAGTATAGAATTCATGGGCGGTAAAGTCCCTTCCAAGTTTATATTCTACAAACTTTTGTTCGGTCAGTGTGAGGACCTGAACTATCTTATCGCAGAAAGGACATCCTGGTTTTGAATATACAATGAAATTCATTGTTGTACTCCTTTCCAATCGTTCTCAAAGATTGCCATTCCCATATCCGTAAGAATGTGATCATACATCTGCTCAAAGATTTGAGGGGGCATAGTAACTACACTTGCACCGTTATAATAGGAACGTACCACTCTTTGCACACTGCGAATAGATGCAGAAAGCACTTGAGTTGGAGCACCATGAATACGATACAATTCACTAATGGAACGTACAACCTCCAAACCCGCTACTGACTGGTCATCCAGGCGTCCCACGAAGGGTGAGACATAGAATGCACCAGCACGGGCAGCAAGGATTGCCTGAGCAGCAGAAAAGATCAGGGTAACGTTCACACGGATATTGTTATATGCTAGTTGCCTGCATGCTTCAATACCATCACGAGTCATAGGAACCTTGACAGTGCAAGGGAATCCAAATGTTTCAAACAGACGACGACCTTCTGCAATCATCTCATCAGCATTACCCATGACTTCCATACTGATATCATTAATACCCATGTCCTTGATTTCTTTATAGACATCATCAGGGTTCCGACCACTTTTCATAATCAAAGTAGGGTTAGTGGTAATGCCGTCAATCAATCCAGTATCATTATATTTACGGATTAGTTCTGTATCTGCGGTATCCAGAAAAATCTTCATTTGAGTCTGTTTAAAAGTTCTCTCTCGTCATTATATAGAAAATTCATATCTTTGTCAAGAAAGAATTCAATTCCTATCATAACTTCCGGTAGTAACCATTCATGGACAGGCATACACGCCTCCCAGTTGACTGGTTGAATGCAATTCATAACCACCACTGACCAAAAGGCAGTAGCATAATTAATGATACTAGTCATCTTGTTTGACTTCTCCAATGACCCAAGATCTCATACCAAATGGAGTATCAGCAATGAGAGTTTGTGTCATCTCTACTGCGTCTGATGGCACCACTATACAAAATCCAATGCCACAGTTGAATACATTACGCATTTCTTCCTCGGCAATCTCTCCTGCCTCCTGAATCTTGTTAAAGAGTTCTGGTCGTTCCCAGGAAGACCAATCAATATCAACTGTAAAACCCTTTGGAAGGCATCGT